GACGCCGTTGAGTCCTCGAATCGTTGCAGAAAAGAATCCAGCGCCAGCAGCGATTCCGCGATTGAATCCCGTGAAGAACACCGGGAACATTGCCGCAGCAGCAGCCGAGGCGGCACCGCTCATCCGCGCAAAGCCTGCGGCACTGGATGCGGCGAAGCCTGCCAACGCCGTAGCGGATGACGCTGCAAAGCCAGCCATCGCACTGCCAGCCGTGGCGGCAAACGATGCAACAGACGCAGACGCCGCCAGCATTGACGAGCCGATTGTGCTTGCCAGCTTGATCGTCGCAGGCATCGCCAGCGCGAAGCTCTTGCCCACGCCAGTGACAGTACCCATGAGCATCGTCAGAGGCGACAAGGCGAACGCTGCCGCCTTGCCGATCCCAGCGAACCCGAACGAAGTCACCTGTAGCGAAATGCCAAGCCCGACCATCGCACCGCCGACCGCGACCGCAGCCACAGCGAACTGTGCAAACGCCGCAACGGCTTCCTTGTTGTCAGTCGCCAGCTTCGTCAGCCCGTCAATGAAGCCAGTGATGAACGGCAACGCACCCGCGAGAGCCGGTGCCACGGCATCCGTAATGGCAATCGCCATGCGCTGCATTGCCGCCAGCACGATGCCGAACGAGCCAACCAGGCCCGACATCACCAGCTTGTACTTCTCGCCCACTGGCAGAGCGGATGCCATCGCGTCTCGCATGCCGTTAAATCCATCCACGCCTTCAGACGCGAGGATCGACGCGGCACGAATGGCATCAGCACCGAAGATGCGGCGGAAGATGTCATCCTTCGCCGTCTGGTCAAGCCCGCCCATTGCCTGCGTGAGCGTGCCGATGATCTCCACCATCGGCTTCATCTGCCCGTCAGCACCACGGAACGAGGCGACAGAAAGCCCGAGTTGGTCAAGAGCACCCACGGCATCGTCAGCCGGTGCCATCAGCCGCATCAGCATCGTCTTGACGCTGGTGCCTGCGTCACTGCCCTTCACGCCGTTATTGGCGAGGATCGCCAGCGTGGCAGACAAGTCCTCAATGCTCTGCCCCGCTAGGCCGGCGACGGCAGACGACATTGAGAACGCTTCCGACATCTGAGCGATTGAGGTGCTCGACGCATCCGCCGCCGAAGACAACGCATTGGCGGCGACGTCCGATGACACCTTGAACACGTTCATGGCGTCCGACATCACCACAGCCGCCTGGGCAACGTCCATTTCGCCGACCTTGGCAAACTCTAGCGCCGTCTTGCCGGCACCGCCAAGCACGGCATCAAGAGACATGCCAGCCTTCAGCAGTTCAAGCATGCCCTGCGCGGCTTCAGTAGGCCCGACGCCGAGAGCCTGCGACATCGCCATAGACGATGCCTTGATCTGGTCGATCTGCGCCGAAGTCGCACCCGTGCTCGCCCGAATGTTGAGCAGCGTGGACTCAAACGCTGCACCCTGACGCACGGCAGCGGCAATAGGTGCCGCCATGCCAATGCCAGCCGCCGCCAGCTTGCCGCCGCCCGAAGCCAGCGAGCGGCCCATATTGCCGAGCGACTTATTGACCCGAGCCAGCGCCGAGAAAAACTTCCTCGGATCGGCACCGATCTCGACAAACACGCCGCCGGCTCTGACTGCTCCTGCGCTCATACGTGTTTCTGCCAGTCCTTGCCAAAGAGGCGTTTCAGATCATCAGGCGTCGCCTGTCTCGGCTTCGGCTTTTTCGCGTACGGGTTGAACTTCCTTGGGTCGGCTTTTGCTGAGTTCTTGTCTCGGTTCAGATTCGCTTGCTGTGCCAGGATGTTCGCCGTGTGCCACCACTCGTGTTCTAGGCGGCTGTCACGAGCGGCGAAGAGTTGTCGGACGGTCCACTTGCCTGGATGGACGCCGAGGATTCCGGCGGCTTCCCAGATGGCGTCCCAGACGCTCCTGCGAGGCTCTCCACCGTCGCCTTCTCCAGGCCCGCCTCCGCTCTGCCGAGCATCTCGTTGGCTACCTCGTCCATCTTGGCGGCCAACAGCCCGATCATCTTGCGGAGGCGCTGGGGGAAAAAATCGACAAGCTCCTGCTCTAGCGCCTTCGTCGCAGCGTCTAGCGAATCGCCACGCAGACCGTCAAGGAAATCCTCTCTCGACAGCCCCTTCGCTTCGATCTGCTTGGTGAGCATTGCGTAGAGGATCTCGCCAATCTTGGCGTACTGGCTTCGCAGCACTTGGAACGTCTGCGAGATGTTCGCAGCGTCCACCATGTCGAACGGCACAGCCTTACGCTCGCCGCTCTCTTCGTCCACAACATCGACCGTGACGTTGTCACGGACACGCAGCGCCGACGCCACCGTCAACGCCACCTGCCACGGCCTGCCTTGGTCATCACGGAACTCACGCATCCCACTACCTCGCCAATCTAGGATCAGTCATCCGGCCTTCAAGCGTGAACGTCGCCACGCCATCAATCGGATCGCTCTCGCTGATGCCTGTCATCACTGCGAGAAATGAAAACCCTGCGGCCCCGCCGTATACAGTGAAAGTCCCGCCCGTGTGCATTTTCTCAAACGCCGTGCCGAGATCCGACACGTTATTGAGTTCGACGCTCACGGCGCAGTCGTATCCAGTGCTGTAGGTCGCTGCGTACCGACTGCCGTACGGGTTGACGTCGATCGTGCGTGCCGACTCCGTCAGCGTCACGTTGCGAGCGCTGGCGATGTAGCCGCCATCAAGCATGATGGAACAGTCTTTCCCCAGCGTGATCGCCACTAGAACTCCTTGGCGGTCACGTTGTAGGTGACGGCGCCGTCAACGCCAATGTTCTCCGACACGCTCATGATCGAAAACGAGCCAGAGGTGCCGGCAGCAGTCAGCGAGGTGATGAGCCCGTCAGGGTCGTGGCACTCAATTTCCCACGTCTTCGTCACGAAGCCGGCACGACTAACCCTGCGGCCAGGAGCACCGGCAGAGCCGCCGACGTTGGAGCGGTTTGAGATGTCAATCGTCTCGCACTCCTCGGTGAAGCTCGCCGAGATGATGCCTTCGCCAAACGGAGGAGCGGACGCTGCGTCTTTTCCGAGAGAAATTGCCATTGGTTCGTTTTCCTGTGAGAGTGATTAGGCGCTGACGGTACGCGAGCCGCTGACGGTGAAAGTGATAATGCCGTCGAGCGGCTGGCTCTGGGCAATGTTGGTGCAGATGTACGTGGCGTTGCCGGTCTGCGTGCCGCTGATGGTGAACGTGCCGCCGATGCTGACGCCTGGAGCGTCCACACACTCAAGCTCAATCGTCTGCTCGATGAGAGCCTTGCGGAACTTGCGGGACGTGTCGCCGAACTTGGTGACGTCAACGTCTGACGCCGAGTTGGTGACGGTGCATGACCGAGCGTTCGCGACGCCCGTGATAGTCACGTCTTTGCCGAGCGTGATTTCAACTGAGCCAATTGGCATGTGGTGCCCTCTCGTGTGCGAGTGCCAGCGGTGCGGCTGGTTCGCCCACGGTATGGGCAGGCAGGCGGAATTTAGACCGGGTATGCCGTGGCTAGTTTCTCGCCAGCATGTTCCGCCACTTCTCGTTAGCCTTGGCAACGGCGGCGTCTACACGCTTCGATCCTGCCATGAACGGGCGGGCCGGATAGCGAGCCATGCGGGTGATCGACGTGCGTTCCCAGTTGCGGCTGTTCTTGAATCGCCCAGCCTTGTCGATCTGCCAGATGAGAGCACCGTATTCGTACTGGTTCGCTTGCGGCAGCGACGAAGTGTATCGCCCTCGCTCGTCACGCCCTTGGCGTCCGTTGCCGCGCTTCCGCAGGTACGCATTGCGTGCCGCTCCGACGCCGATACGCCATGCCGTCTGTTTCACGGTGCCGCCCATCTGGTGCAGCTGTGCCAGCCAGGGCTTCGTCTTGTACGTCCCGATCACGGCAGTGACACGGGCCGGATCGTAGAAGTCCATGATGTCGTAATAGAACCACCGCCTTGGCGACCACGACTTGACAGGCTTCCCTGCTGCCCTTGGCTCACCGGAAGAGTATCCAGTGATGTCGAGGTACAGACCGCCGACAAACTCAATCGGCTTGCCCCGCCCCATCCGCTTCCGTGCCGCCGCCGATGTCTTTGGTGGGCTTTGACCGATGCCCTTCTGGGCGGCCTGTTTGATGTCGTGCCCGAGGTTTGACAACACCTTGGCATTCATCTTGCCGATCATCTTCGCCACCTTCGGGCGATCAAAGAAGTTGCCCCTGATCGACGCCCGCAGCCGGAGCCGCCCGAGCGTGTCCGCAGACATCTCCCGGCGATTGCCGCCGATCATGCCGGGACGGATAAACGCCCGGCTCATGCCAGAAAGAATCGACGGCATAGCAGCCTCCTAGACGGTCGGCGTCGGCAGCACGTTTGTCTCGAACACCCGATAAGTCGCCGTGATCACCGCACGCCAGACGTTCCGCTCTGTCAGTGCGTCGTCAGGGTTCAGGTCGATTCCCACCGCCTGCGGGCTCGTGACGCCAGCCGGCCACGTGACGCCAGCGCCAAACGAATGGGCACGCACCTGGAGCATGACGCTGTCGGCCAGGTCGAGCATTCCATCAACATCTGCATCAGTGCTCACATGCCGCCCGACGAACACAGACACCGTGTAGTCCACCTGCATCATCTGGCGACTGATTCGCGTCACGTCTGCGCTGCCAGGAATGACGAACACGCGAGGCGACGCCATCGCATCGACGTCAACATTGGCCCAGTTCTTACGCTCCACGACCGTGGACGTGATGCCCCACGTCACGGACTGCAAGCCAGTGGCGAGGCTGTCGGCGAGTGCTCGAAGTGTGCTGCTCATGTATCACCCAAAAGCGTTGACAATCGCCCGACCAATCACCCACCGCATCGCTGCCTGCCCCGCGCGAGCCGAGAGCAGCAGCGCGGACGCTGCGGCTGTGAGGATCGCGGCGAGGTAGATGGAGTCACGCATCCGCCACCTCTGCCTGCGGCTCAACGAACTCATCGGCCTCGGCGTCGTAGCGGAAGCCGATGCCAGCGAACCGCTTGCGGATGCTGCCGCTGTAGCTCGTCTGCACCCAGCGACCACCAAGCAGCGACTCGCAGAACGCGATGCCCTTGGCCTCGCTTTCGACGCCGTTGTCGAGCAGTTCCGCGTTGGCGACAACGATCACCTGTGTCACCACGTTTTCGTCGTTGAGTTGTGCGAAGTGTGCCATCAGAACGTGATGCTCCCGGTGCCAGTGAACGTGTACCAGTTGTAACCGCCTGCCTGCGTCACGGTTGGCGAGCCGGTGGTTGCCGATGCGGCAACTGTAGTGCGGATGATCACTACGCCAGAGCCACCGGCACCGGAAGGTGCAGCCCAAGAGGCGCTGTCGCTCGCGCCGCCACCACCGCCGCCAGTGTTCGTCGCGCCAGCGTCACCGGCATACGAACCAGCGCCGCCGCCGCCGGAACCACCGGAGGCAGAGCCGGGGTGTATTCCGCCGCCTCCGCCGCCCGCATAGGTAACGCCGTTGAGCCACGATTGACCGTTGCCGCCGCTGCCAGCAGCCACGTTGGTGCCGTTACCTCCCACAGAGCCAGCACCGCCGCCACCGCCGCCGGGGGCGTCTGTGCATGTGCCACCTGCGTTGCCTTGCCCAGCCGTGCCGGTCCCCGGCGACTGCTTGGGGTAGCCTCCACCCACACCGCCGCCCGAGCCGCCGTTGCCGCCAGCATTCGGCCCGCCGTTGGCAGCGTTGCCGCCACCGTATCCGCCGCCAACCGCCGTCAGCGACGATCCAAGAGAGGAGTTGGAGCCTTGGCTCCCCGGCACCCAATTGCCGGTGACGCCAGACGCTCCAGCACCGACAGTGACCACGTTGGTAGAGCCAACATCTAGCGTTGCTGTGCCGGTCAGCATTCCACCAGCGCCGCCGCCGCCACCATAGGTTTTGCCGCCGCTGCCACCGCCAGCGACAACAAGGTAAGCGACTGACACCCCGCTGCTTGGCGTAGCCGCGCTGCTCGCCGCCGAATACGCCCCCGTGCCGACGCCATTCACCGCTGCCACGCGAAACGTGTAGTCCGTGCCGTTTTGAAGCCCCGTCACCGTCGCGCTCGTTGCGGTCGAGACAGATCGCGTGAAGGTTGTCCACGATCCGCCGCTTGGCTGATATTGCACCGTGTAATCTACGATTGGTGTCTGAGAAAGAACGCCCGTAGGCGCAGTCCACGCCACCACCACCTGCGCATTGCCAGCCGTCGCCGTCACGCTTGTCGGCGCAGGCGGCAAAAACAAATCCCAGCGAGCATCAGAGCCGCCGCCGGAAGCTGGCGTCAGTTCCCACACCGAGCCGCCAGCGTATGTGTAGCTTCTTCCGTTTTGCGTGGAGGTCTGGCCCACGGTGGGCGATGATGGAAATGAGAATGGCATGGTGTTAGTTCCCTAGTTCGATGTAAACGCCAGACGAATCCCAGCGAAACACGCGAGAGGCATCACGACTTACATACAGCACGCCCGCCGAACCAGTGGCGGGAAAGCCTGCGGTGGTCGCCGCCTCGAAAATCTCAGTGGCGCCGGAGCCGCCGCCGAGCGTCAACGTGACGAGGTTGCCGCTGGCGTCCTTCGTGAAGAGCTTGGCGTCGGCCCACGACACAGCCATTTCGTGTGTCTCAAGCTCTGACGCTGCTGGCGTCACGCCAGACGTG